AATTGAAGTCAAAGGTCGTGTTGGACAAACAGATTCTACTCAATTCTTCGTTGGTTCTTTGGACACACGTGATGGTGACCCTAATACAAGCCGCAATTTGATAACATATAACTTGTCAACAACAACATTACGTGGTCAGAAATGCGACATAGCAGGAACAGTGTCTATGGCACTTATAGACCCAACCAAAGACTTCGTTGCGGTATTAGACACAATCGGCTCAAATATGTTGTTTATGGTTGATGGTTCGATTGCATATCAAAGCGGTTCAACAAACGTATTAGGCACACAAACGAATACAATTAAGGTTAATTATTCTGATTGGGATGGCAGTGCTTATAACGGCAGATATTACTATGTTAAATTGTGGTCAAACGACAATATGCTTGTAAGATACTTGATACCAGCCAAACGCAATTCAGACGGTGTGGTCGGTATGTATGATATTATGAACGATGTGTTCTTGACAAATCAGGGAACTGGCGATTTTGCATACGGTGCTGAAATACCAACAGATACATTTACTGGCTACTATGTTGATGGTGTAATTGAAACACTTGGCACTCGTTCAGCAGACAATAAAAACTTATTCAACGGTGTGTTTGAACAAGGCGGTATTTATATGGGCAACTTGGTTGTAGCAGACACTCGTATTAGAACACCTGATTATATCTCATTCCCAGCAGGCACATATACAATATCTTGTGCATCTGCGTATGAAGTATGGATTGAAAAAAATAATGCATCAAGTGTCAACTGGTATAGTTCTTATACATTTACAGCAGCAGCAACAGACAAATTCAAGATTGCTGTTCGTTCAAAGACAGACCCGTCAACAACGGTTATTAGACCAAATGCACCTGTAAATGTTCAAGTTGAAGCAGGTTCAACAGCCACAGCATACGTACCATATTTGGATGGCGGTAAAGCAACCTGTGAAAACTTGTTGGGCATTGGCGATACAAAAGATGTTCAGGAAATACTGACAGGCGAAGTCACAAGAAAGATTGGTGTATTTGTGCTTACTGGCGAAGAGTGGTGGGAAAAACTTAACTTTACTGGCAAGAGTGTGTTCAGAGCTAAGGTTGTAATACCTGATGACCGTTATTCAAATCCTGAAAACAATATTGGTTTATGTTCGCATTTTACAGTGATTCCAACATCGGCTTCTGTCACATCGTTAATGAACAACTTGGAATTGGCTTGGAACACAAATAGTTTGATGTGCATAAGATACGACAGTATGGCAAACTTAACTGACTTCTTGGCTTTCTTGCGTTCACAATATGATGCAGGAACACCAGTGACTATTGTGTATCCATTGTCTGCTGACAAAACAGAAACGGTTGCTGGACAGACATTGACGGTGTCCGCTGGAAACAATACGGCAGAGATTGTTCAGGCAAGCATTGACGATTTGTTGATTGAATCAAAATATACGAAGAGTGTATAAGGGGGTAAGAGATGGAATATTATCTTTCGGAAATAATCACAGCGTTGATTTCGATAGCCGTTTCTTACGGTGTCATTAAAACGAAAATAAATATGTTCGAACAAAAAATTGAAAAGTTCGACAAAGACCACGATTTGTTGGTGGAAATCAAGACTAAGATTGATTTACTGCTGACAGAAGAACCAAAACAAAGGAGCAAAAAATGACTTGGATTCTTGAACACTGGGCGGACTTGTTAGCAATTTATGGGGGATTGGTAGCAATAGCAACAATAATCGTAAAACTTACACCATCGACAAAAGACAATGAAATACTTGACAAGATTATTAAATTTTTTGACCACTTTAGCACATCCTTCACAAAAGAAGACGCTGAAAAACTTGCAAACGCAACCAAAAAACTCAAAAAATAATATGGATTGGTTGATACGCAAATATGAAGGGTTTTCGAGTAAGCCGTATCTGTGTCCAGCAGGAATCGCAACAATTGGATACGGCACTACTCGTTATCCTGATGGTACAAAAGTTTCTATGGTTGATGAGCCAATTAATGAAGACCAAGCATCAGCCTATCTTAATTCTTATTTAATAAACCAAATTTTTCCATATATAAAAGATTTAGATTTAACAGACAATCAGCGTACTGCGTTATGCTCACTTATTTATAACATTGGCTGGGGTGCGTTTTATAAATCAAAATGCTATAAAGCAATTAAAGCAAAAGATTGGGGAACGGCATACAAAGAATGGGATTGGATTACTGGCGGGGGAAAGGTCTTGAACGGCTTAATCAAACGCAGAGAAGAAGAGAGATTTTTATTTTTTATGGACATATAGGGGGCTAAAAATGAAGATAAAAAAATGGCGTAAATTATATTCTGCACACGCACAATTCACTTGTCCATATTGTCTTCAACCCTTTCCAATACAAAAAGCAACACTAGAACACGAACCACCACGTTCCCGACAAAAACAATTAGGCGAGAGCAAACTCTATTTGGCTTGCAAGAAATGCAACAGTGAAAAAGGTGCATTGACTGCGAGCGAATACGCACTTTGGAAACGAACCAAAGATTATTTAACTTGGGTGAAACTTGAAAACATCCGCAACGGAAACACTAAGGGAGTCTAATATGAAAGCATTTAATTGGGTAACACCAGCTAAGTCTGGTAAGGTGATAAAACTGGCATTGTTCAGCGACATACATTTTGATAGTCCTGACTGTGACAGAGAAACATTAAAAAAGCATTTAGACTTCTGTAAAAAAGACGGGCGGTACATTTTAATCAATGGTGACTTATTCGATGCAATCATATTGAGCGATAGAAAACGTGCTGTTGCTCACTTGATAACTAATACCGACAATCAATTAAATGTTAAACTGAACGAAATATATGAGTTCTTGAAACCATATCAGGAAAATATATTATTCATTGGTCGTGGCAACCACGAAGAAAGCATTATGAAATATAACGGATTGGATGTCTTGGAAATGCTGACAACGATGTTAAATATGGGGCAAGAACATAAAATTTTGTATGGCAACTATGCGAACTTTTTACGCTTTACATTCAAAGAAGCTTCAAATCGTAGGGAAGCCCATTACGATATATATGCACATCATGGGGCAGGAGGTTCAGCACCAGCAACTAAAGGTATGTTAGATTTTGGTGCTTTAGCGAAAGGTATAAATGCAGACCTGCTTTGGATTGGGCACAAGCATAACGCACTGGTAGATTATTCTGCGCCAGTAATGCACATTGATCGTAGTGGTGAGGTTATCTTAAAGAACCGTCAGTGTATTGAAACACCATCGTATCAGAAAGGACGTACAATAGATTATAATGTGCAGTTTGCAGAACGGTTTTACAATCATACTGCAATGTCGGGCTTTGGTGAAGTTAATCTTAAATGCATTGCAACACGAGATAAGGGTTACCAGATAATACCAGATATTAAGATAACCACAATACCACAATTGGTTATTGGTAAATCTCAAACTGCATTATTAAAACAGCGGACTAGATAATTGAAAATAACGAAGTCCACAGATTCGTTTTGGTGCCGTTAAATATCTCGTCTTTTTGACGGGCCAGACACCAAGGCGAATCTTCTTCGTGACAACCTTGAATCTTCTCAATTAAACTTTTTGCTTGTTCTTCACTGGTACATTTGACTGAATAATGTTCAAGCACGGGGTTGTGTTCTTCCTTGATTGTCCATTCGGCAACCCAATTTCCAGTTGGTAACACTTTATAACCAACTCCGTCCGTTTCAACGAAGTCTGGGTGGTATGTGTAGTAGGCACGAACTACTTTTACTTTTCTGAAGTCTTTTGATTTTGACATTCTTCACTCCTTTCTTTCTCTAGAATAAACATTTCCAGTGTCAGTTACATAATAATCAGGAAAATCTTTAATTTGCAGTGCTTTGCTCATTTTGACTCTCCATAAACTCTCTACATTTTTTTACAACATAATTAGCCATATCTTCACGGTTTTTACAAAAACGTATACGAATATCGTAATGATACGCATATGCTAATAAAGATTGAATAACGGTATCAAATTTTCTTTCCCAACCGTGTTTAGCACAATAATTATATAAAATTGTTGGGGAATGCTCGATAAGAATATAGCGTTCTTT